ACCGTGGTCGTGTTGGTGGTGATCGACTGCGCCGCGAGGGCCTGGCTCGTCTTGATGTTGTTGTGGATGTCGCGCATTGGGCTTTTCCTTTTCGTGTGGCGAAGGGGGAGGGGCCCCACGGCGCCGCCACCCGCGAGGGCAGCGACGCCGCAGGGGCGGCCGGACTAGGCCGCGAGCTGGTGGACGACGAGCGCGGTGGAGTCGGCGACCGCGCCGCCGACGCGCTTCGTCGAATAGAACATCACGAACGGCTTGTTCGTGAACGGGTCGCGCAGGACGCGGGTCCCCTGCACGTCGGCGATCAGGTAGCCGCGCTTGAAGTTGCCGAAGATCGCCGAGTAGCTGCTCGCGGCCACCGCCGGCATGTCCTCGTTCTCGATGATCGGGTAGCCGAGCAGCGTCGCCGGCTCGCCCGCGCGGAGCGACTCCTGGAAGAGGTACGCGTCGTTGGTGGACCCCTTCAGCTTCCGGATCGCGGCCATCGCGAGGGTCGCCATCATCCACTTGGCGCCGTTGCGGTAGCCCTTCTTGAGCGTGTGGACGGTGTCGATCAGCTTGTCGGCGATGAAGACGCCGGAGCTGCCCGACTTCACGAGCTGCAGCTGCCCGAACGTGGGCGACGCCGTGACCGTGTAGGCGAGGATGCCCTTGGGGCGGTTGACCCCGGTGCCCGTGGACGCCGTGAACGCCTCGTTCTCCTGCAGCGCGAACTCGGCGCCCACCTCGTCGGCCAGCCACTGCTCGACGTTGAACGACACGTCATCGAGCGCCTTCTGCGTGGTCGCCGGGTTGGCGTAGATTTCGCCGAACGCCGGCGCGATCTTCGCGAGCGTCGGGCTGTTCGTCTCCGGACGCGCCGCGGCCTCGCCCACCCAGCCGGACGAGACGCCGTGCTGGCCGAGCAGCTTCTCGTACTTCTCGTTGCTCACCGTGAGCACCGTGCACTCGGCGCGCATCGGCGTCGCGTCCTGCTCGACCGCCGAGATCATCTTGTCCACGTCGGCCGGGACCGCCCAGCCGCCGTCCGGGTCCGAGCCCGCCGACACGCCCTTGACGCGCAGCGCCTCGAGCTTCTCCGTCCGGCCCTTGCGGAGGAAGCCGTCGGAGAACTCCTTCCGGATCTCGGCCTGCTCGTCGTCCGCGCCCTTGCCCGGCCGGCCGCCCTTGGTGAGCAGATCGTCGAGCTGCGCCTTCACCTTGGCGAGCTCGCCGAGGCCGAGCGCCATCTTGTCCACCTTCTCCTCGAGGAGCGGGTCGGCGCGGCCCTTCTTCTCGATCTCCGACAGGCGCTTGTCGTTCTCCTTGCGGAACTCGGCGTTCGCCGCGCCGAGGTCGTCGATCGCCTTCTTCAGCAGTTCCATCGTCATCTTGGTTTGCTCCTTGTGAGCGAAGCTCCGCCTCCGGGCGCCAGGCGCTCGGGGAGGGTTCGACTCGGGGTGTTGGGTGGGCCCTTACGAGCCCGAGAGGGTGAGGCTCTTCTTCTGCGCGTCGAGTGCCTGGATCAGCTGCTTGATCTGCTCGGCTTCCTCGCCGTCTGCGTCGCGCAGACCGAGAGCCTTCCATCCGCCGGCCATCAGCTTCTTGGCCTGGCTGCGAGAGAATCCAGCGTCGCGCAGGATCTCCTCGACTTCAGCGGGCCCACCTTCGAGCGCCGCCTTCACCGCTTCCACTTGTGCCGACTCGTTGGCCGGGAACGTCACCGGCGAGACCTCCCAGAGATCCACCTGCTTGATCCGGTACGTCTCCGTCTTCGGATCCCACTCGGCCCCGCCGCGCGGGATGTTGAAGCCGATCGAGAGCCCCGACACCGCCTTGATCTTGAGCAGCTCGTAGGCGTCCGCGCCGTCGCGCGCCTTGAGCGCGAGCTCGCCCTCGACGTAGAGCCCCTTGGCGTCCTCGACCATCGAGGTCCAGACGCCGATCGGCTTGCGGCTGTCGTGCTGCCAGAGCATCGCCGGGAGCTTGCCCTTGTCGGCCCACGCCCCCAGGCTCGCCTTGAACGCGCCCGCCTCGATGACGTCGCCGTAGGCGTCCACGTTCCCGAAGACCGAGCCGTAGCCGGAGAACGTGCCGTCCTCGCCAACGGCCTTGATCTCGAACGGCCGTGCCAGTCGCTTGTTCACGCTGCCTCCAGAAGCATCAGGATCAGTTCTTCGTCGGTCGGGTTGTGCAGTCCCCGAGCCCTGCACCCCGTCACTCCGGCTAGCGCCCGGCGCGACACCACGAACGCCAGTGCGCGCCCGCGCGCCGTCACCGGCCCAACGATCGCACTCGCGCCGACCGCTCGCGCCGCAGTCCGCGCTGCGCCCGTCGCGGCCACCGGCCCGACGCTCGCCAGCGCTGCGACCGGAGCCACCGGCACGGATGCAGGCTTGTGCTCTCGCTGCCACCACGCGGGGTTGAACCTGCCGCCGCCCGTGCTCTGCGTCGCGCTCGAGCCCGACACCCCGAAGGGCCCGAGACTCGCCGTCGCCGTGACCGGCGGCGCCTGCGTCGTCGCTGGCGTGCCGCCGCCGTCTGCGTGCGGCCAGAGCCACCGCAGCCAGCCGACCGGCCAGAAGAACGCCATCGGCTAGTCTCCGTTGACCGTGACCGTCGGCCTGTTCCCGTTCGCGTCCGTCGTCGCGCTGATGCGATCCTTCGAGTCGTCGATCGCGCGGAACACCGGCGCATTCCCGGCCGCCCCGCTCACCTTGCCCGCCAGCGCCGCCGCGATGATCCTCAACGTCTGCCGCACGGTGAGCCCGTCCACCGCGTTCGGGTTGTCGAGCAGTGCATAGAAGTTGTCATCGGCGCTCGGCACCGCGCCAATGCTGATCTCGCACTCCAGATCCGCTGTCGCCGTGATCGCGACGGCGAGAGCGCCCGTCCCGGTGATCGTCGTCGCCGCGTCCTTGAGCCCCGTGATTGCGCCCGTCAGCGTACCGGCTCCGGCGAGCGTCGCCGCCACATCGCCCACGCCAGTCAAGACGGGAGCCAGCGCGCCAGTGCCGCTCGCCCGCGCCGCAATCCCGCCACCGCTCACGGCGAGCTTGAGTGCGCCACCCTGGTACCCCGGCGGGTAACTCGTGTACGCGCCGTTGTCCCACGCGCGCCGATTAGCGAGCGCCCACCCGTGGCGATTCGCGCGACCATCCAGCCCGCCCAGCACGCCGCCCATAAAGCTCAGGCAGGAGTACCCGGACTGGTTCCTGAGCAGCATGGCCTAGTTGGTGTCCCAGACGGTGTTGAGTTCGCCCTGCACGACGCCCGTGCTCGCCGTCAGCGCGCCGCCGATGAGGCAGAAGAGCCCGAGGCAAGCGTCATCGTAGATTCGCGGGAAGGTCGGGAACTGGTTGAGGAAGTCGCGCTCTCCCGGCGTGTTCGCGGCCACCAGGGGGATCGTCGCGATGGGACGGTGGAGGATGATGCACCCCACGCCGGACGTCGCGTTCGTCGTGATCGTGTACGAGGAGACGCGCTGCACGCCGGTATCGCCCGTGGCGAGGCCCATGTTGAGCCCGCCGGCCGTGGCCGTGAGCCCGACCTGTGCCTCGAAGCACCCGGCCGGGTGCGCGGCCACGACCCCGAACATCGAGCCGCTCTGCGCCTGCGAGTTGCCCGCCTGGTCCAGATAGGTGAGCGTCTGCTGGCCCGCCGCGCTGCTTGCCGTCGTGAGCAGGAGCGAGGCTTGCACGCCTACCGCGCTCGTCATGCGCGTGTCGCCGGTGCCCGTCCACGTCGGATGGTTCGACAGAGTGCTCGGCGTCGTCACGAGCACCAGCGACGGGTAGATGTGGATGATGTCCGTCAGCAGGAGCACGCCAGGCACCAAGAGCGTGCTCGGCGTCCACGCGCTCATCCCGACGAGCCTTCGCTTGGCCGACGTTCCCACGTCCGCGCCGATCGGGATGCGCCCGGCCGTGCTCGCGTTCATCACGATCCCGGTGCCCGCCGTGCCCGTCAGCGTCATTCCGCCGCCGGTGCCCGTCGTCAGCGATAGCAGTTCGTGCCAGCGGCCAGCCGCCGAGGTAGCGCCCGTCTGGATCGTGCGGACGAACTGCGTCTTTTCGGTCTGGCCCGCGCTGATGGCCGTGAGCAGTGCGTCGATTGAGGTGAGCGCCATCCGGTCAGTCCTCCGAGGTGGAGAAGGCGCCCGCGATCACGCGCGGGGTGATCAGGTTCGACACCGCGAGCGACGCAGCGAGGATCCCCGAGTAGAGGATCTGACTCGCCCCGCTCGCCGCGAGGCCGATGCTCATGTGCGTGATCGTCTCGCTCCCGCCAGTGCACTGCGGAAACGTGATCTCGGAGACGTTCGTGCTCGGGTTGGCCGCCGTGAATCCACCCGCCCCGGTGCCGCGCGTGATCGCGACTCGGGCATAGCTGGTGTAAGTCGCCTCGCTGGTCGTCTGATCGCCAGCGTCGAGCGGGTCGGCCGTGTGGAGCGCGACGTACCACGTCCCGTTCGCGGCCCACGGGATCGCCGTCCCGTTGAAGATGTACTTGATCAGGTCCAACTCGGTGGCGTTGCTCTTGCTCATGCGATCCTCACGAGGCCGACTCCCGCGCTCGGGATCTCGACGGTGAACGCTGCGTTCGTGCTCGACACCGGGATCGCGCCCACGTCCGCGAACGAGAGCACCGCGACCGCGGCGCCGCCCAGCGTCGCGTTGTAGAGCAGCGCACCATCAGCGGAGAGCGTCGCCGGATCCCATGTCGCATCCGAGAAATCGACGCTCGCCACGTCGCCGGTCAGGGTCGAGGTGTAGCCCGCCAATGTGACGCCTCCCGCCGAGTAGCCAGCGCCCACCACCTCGTCCGCGCCGAGGTCGGAGTAGTTGGTGGTGCTCTTGTTGAACGTCCCCGCGTGGCCCGCCTTGATCAGCGCGAGCTTGTAGACATCCGCGGCCTGATGCTCGCCACGGATTGTCTCCAACTTCCAACTGTTGCAGACGGCGGAAGTGATCGACATCTAGCCCTCTCGCACCGTCGCGCCGCTCACGACGCCCGTCTTAGGGTCGCGCACGAGCGAGAGCTTCTTGGCTGCCGTCGGCGCTGGCCGCGCGCGGAGCGCGTCAGCGATCTCCTTCGCCGCCGTGACGATCCCCTCCGCCACCGCCTTCCCCGTGTCGGGAGCGTCGGCCGGCGGAGCGGCGGGATCAGCCGGCTCGGGCTTGTCGCCCGTGCTCGCCATGTTCATCGGCGTCAGGTACACATCCCCGCCCTCGCGCGGGTTCAGATCCTCGTACTCGCGGATCTCGTTCGGGCTCAGGGCCCCGCACTGCTCGAGCGTCTGGTAGAACCTCGCCCGCGTCGCCATGTCCCCGCGCAGCAGCGCCTGGACCGAGAACTTCGCGTAGACGGTGGCGCGCTCCTCCTCGCTCACGAGTTGCTTGGAGACACGGCCCTCGATGCGGGTGAGGTACGGCATCAGCCCATTGGTCACGAACTCCAGGCCCTGGTGCTCGATGTTCGAGAAGGTCGCCTTGTCGAGGTCGCCGATCATGTGCGGCGGGACGCGGAAGACGCCGGCGATCTCGCTGCGCTGGTACTTGCGCGTCTCGAGGAACTGCGAGTCCTCCGAAGAGAGCCCCGTCTGCGTCCAGGCGAGCCCCTCCTCGAGGATCGCGATGCGGTGTGCGTTCTCCACGCCCTCGTGGCGCAGCGTCCAGTCTTCGCGCATCCGCTTGGACGCCTCCGGGGAGAGCACCTTCGGCGTCGAGAGCACGCCGCCGGGGCGGGCCCCGTTCGAGAACAGCCGCGCTCCGTGCTTCTCCGTCGCCATCGACAGGCCGATCGACTCCCGCGCCTGCGTGATCGGCGAGAGCCCGGTGATCCCGTCGAGCGAGAAGAGCCGGATGTGCAACACGCTCGACGGCGGGAGCACGTCCTCCTTGCCGCTCGAGTAGCGGACCTTGTACGCCAGCTCGTAGGTGTCCGAGAGCACTGGCGTCACGCAGCCGGGGTTGAGCGGCAGGATTTCCCGCACCTCGCCACCGAGCGAGCCCCGATTCAGGTAGCCATAGAAGTTCCCGCGCAGCGCGAGGTGCGCGACCACGCACTCCACGAACTCCTGCGCCGTCTGGTAGGCGTTCGGCGCCCAATGCAAGAGCTGGTAGAGCGCGTGGTCCTCGGCCTTCACCCGCTCGCGCCCGCTGCGCCGGTAGACCTGCAGCGGCAGTTGTCCCGCGCTCTCGGCGAGCACCCGCACGCAGGCGAACACCGCCGCATGCGCCATCGCCGTTTGCGGCGTCACCGACACGCCCGAGCTCGAGCCGCTGCCCGCGATCAGCTCCGCGAGCTGCTTGCTCGAGACGATCCGGAAGTCGGTGCTCTTCCGCCGGAGCGCGTCGAAGATCACGCCTCACCCCGCGAGAGCACCCAGGCCCCGACGACGAGCACGAGCCCGCCCACCACCCACGCCGCCGGCGGCGACCACAGCCGCACGCCGTTGACGAGCGCACCCACGCCAAGGAGGCCCATGATGTCGATCGCGTGCTGCCTCATGGTGTCGCCTCAGTCGAGAGAGAGGATCCCGCGCGTCTCGTACACGCTCCGCTCCGGAGCGCCCTGCACCATCGACCGGCCCAGCGCCATCACCGCGGCGACCACGCCATCGATCTTGTCGCTCGCCTTTTCCTTGTCCGGCTTGATGTTCCCCGCCGGGTCCTTCTTCACCACCGCGTTGCCCACCATCCACGCGAGCACCGGGTTTCCCCCGTGCCGCACGCGCCGCGACATCACCCGCGCCTCAAGTTCCTTGCTCGGCCCGCTCATCGAGGCGAACCCCTGTCGCACCTCGACCATCTGCAGTCCGTCGCCCTGCAACTCCGTCGCGATCTGCGAGGCGTTCCAGGGGTCGAAGGCGATCGTCAGGACCTGGAACTTCTTGGCGAGCTCGTTGACCTCGGCGCGGATGAATCCGTAATCGATCACGTTCCCCGGCGTCGTCGTGATCCAGCCCTCGCGCACCCACGCCTCGTAGTGCCGGCGCCCCTTGCGCGCCTCTTCTAGCACCCGATCCTCGGGGAGCCAGAACCGGCAGAGGAGGTGCGTCTCCTCGCCCACTTCGAACTCGAGCACGAGCGCCGTGATGTCGAGCTTGGTGGAGAGGTCGAGCCCCGCGTGGCACGGCCGGCCCCGCAGCGCCTCTTCTCGCTCCGCCCTCGACGCCAGCGTGTCGCTCGCGCCCCACGCCACCGTCGAGAGCCAGCGCGTTACCTGCTGCGTCCACCGGTCGAGCCGCAGCCGGAAGAACTCGTTCGTGAAGCTCGGCTGGCGCTCGGCGAGAAGCGCCTGCTCGCGCATGTCGTCGAGCTTGCACGAGAGGCCGAGGTTGGGATTCGCCTTGCCCCAACACGCCTCGTCGAACGGATCGTCTTCCTCGTCGATCGCGCAGACGAACGCGAAGAACGCATCGTCCTGATACGAGCCGTCCAGCACCTTCGTCGCGTACTCGTGTTGCTGCCAGCCGAGCGACTCCTTGTCGTAGGTGCCCGCCGTCGTGATCGCCAACGTCAGCGGCTGGCGCCGCGCTCCCATCGCCGTCGCGAGCACGTCCCACACGCGCCGGTCGCGGTGCGCGTGCAACTCGTCCACGATGTTCCCGTGGACGTTGAGCCCGTCGAGCGTCTGCGAGTCCGCGCCCAGCGGCTTGAAGAACGAGCCGAGCTTGTCGCAGACGAGCCGGCCGCCCTTGCTCCGCATCTCCTTGACGAACTTCTTCAGCTTGGGCGACTGCCGCACCATCGCCGCGGCACCGCGCCAAACCACCGTCGCTTGCTCTTCCTTCGTCGCGCTCGAGTACACCTGCGCGCCGGGCTCACCGTCGGCGACGAGCAGATAGAGGGCGAGCGCCGAGCAAAGGAACGATTTTCCATTCTTGCGGCCCAGCTCGATGTACGCCGTCCGGAAGCGCCGCGTCCCGTTCGCCCGCATCCAGCCGAACAAGATCCGCAAGAGCGCCTTCTGCCACTCCTCGAGCCGCACCGGCTGGCCCGCCCACTCGCCCTCG